CTATCCCTTAGTTTCTGTAAAAACTTCTCTTTATCATCTTCCGGCATAGAATTATAAGACAATTTAGCCTTTTTTTTGATCTTATCCGAGTTTTTTGCGTAATGTTTTTTCCACCATTTAGTATTTTCCTCAGTCATAAAATTTTCTCCTTAATTTTTAATTAATTGCTTCCTTTCCCTCGTAATCTTTGTCCTCAAAAAATCTAGTTAATTTTATTTTTTTGTCGGACTTTAAGCCGCTATTAAAAATGTTTTGGAATTGAGTAATATATTCTTCTGTTGATTCTGCTCCTAAAACTTTACTTCCTCTTGATTTCATAGCCCCTTTGAATCTTAAAAAATTCCAATTTGGACATTTTACAGCAACAAGATAGGCTCTAACAAAACCCCTCTTTATTTTTTTTGTTTCATCTAAAATATTATTTATATCTTTTATTTCTCTCGCTATTCTATCAAAATAAAATGTTGCGCCATCTGGTATTTTAAATTCACCATTTTTAAAATCTTCCATGTGGTTTTTACCCAATCTAATTTGTTTAACAAATATACAAATAGTTTCTTGAATAGGCATATTGTATTCGTTAATTTTGGATCTCAATGTCATATAATTTTTTTTCTGATATGTGCAGAAAAAATTTAAATAATCACTGTATGACCAACTTGATCTATTAGAATTTAACAAAGCCATATCAAAAGCATCATCAGAATCTAATACTATGCAATATATTTCTAAACCTAACTCCATTCTTGCTTGAAAAGTGTGGTGTCCATCTCTTATATGCATTTTCTTGGTAACAAGTATTGGTAATTTTAAATCTTTTCTCGCTATAGCTTTTTTTATCTTTTCTACATGAGCAAGATTTATTGGCCTGTTGCCTTTAGTTTTTGTAAACAGTTTATAATTTTTTGTTATAAAACAATTATTCATTTTCTTTTTTAAATCGGTCATTTGTTTTTCTCCTTGAGCCTAAAAAGGCACTTCATTAGTATTATTACCACCAAAAATGCTTTCATCTTTGCCCTGATCGTATTGATTACTTTTATTCGGTTGCTTTTTAGGGTAATTGTTAGTTCCTTGACTCTCTCCTTTATCCTCAACTTCTTCAAAAGAAATATTGCAATCTCTCTTAACATTTCCATCATCATCTGTAGATTCGTTAAACCACATAGCCACATTGTAAGTTTTATCCGGACTTAGAACGATTTCATTCTTGTATGGTTTAAACTTACCATTGTTTAAATAAGGAGGAGGGTGTCCAGATTTTGTCTGACCTCCCAACTCTTTTCTTTTCGCATAAAAAAGATCCGTTATATCTTCATATTTATCACTAAAAAATAATTTTACATTATGTTTCATTTCTATCTTCCTCAATTAAAAGCAAGATTTCTCTTGCAAGTTTTCTTTTTACTAACTGAATGTTAAATTCGGCTTTTTCAAAATCCCATTCGTGAGCCGTATCTTCAGTTCCTTTTCTAGACTTAGTATGCTGAAAATCATCAATAAATTTGTCTGCATACTTTATTGTTCCCAAACAATGACCTTCTACTTTATTTAAAACACTCATTTACTTGTCCTCATAAATTAATTTTACACTTTCTTCCAGAATATCTCCCTCGTAAGTTTCAGGTTTTTCTGAAAGATCTTCTATGTTGCCGCTTAGTAGCGCAAGAGAGTATTCTTTGAGAAGCGATGATAAATAATCAATAAAGTTTTGATTATAATTTATTTCCCAGATCTTACTCCCTATGGTGCTAAAATTAACTAGGTGCGATTTCTTGACCGAATGACCGGACAAGTTTAACACTAGCATTTGACCATAAATCTGGGGCAAATAGTGTTTCGGAAATTCCTTGAACATAAACCTAGCCATTCTTGTCGTTTTCACCTCCACAATACAGCTAAAATCCTTTAAAATCCCATCTGGGGTACTAGACAAGCTGACTGTTTCTTTTTCATCTGAATTAAGCCAATTTGGAACTACAAATCTTTTTTGATCTTTCAAGATATAATTCGGAATTTCTTTAAAAACTTGAACATATTTTGCAATCCCATGTTTCTCGTGTTTAATTCCCTTATTCATAGCTTTGATCTGGTAATCATTAGTTATAGGTTTTCTTGCGCCTTTTAAATCCCACCAAAGTTGCTCTCTCCTAGGTGTGTAATAACCAATCGAGTAATTAAGAAAACTACTACTTCTGAGATCAAGATTTTTCATTAGCTTGTTCCATTTTTTTGAGTTCTGCTGTTGCTTTCGCTAGTTCTTCTTCTGTTGTCATCTCAAAAGAATCTACTTCATCTGCAAAATTCCACTTACCATCTTTGCCCTTAACCACATCTGACTCAGAATAGATAAGACCACCCATGCCAACGAGCTTTAGTATTACTCTATCTTTGGCTCTTTTTTCTGCCATGGCAACCGGATATGCTGACATGGTGTTTTTAGGGTTAGATTCTCCAAAACTGACCTCAGTTCTGTCTTTTAGTTTGCCGCTACATTTCATTACAGCTATTCTTTTTTCAGAATTGATCTCAATTATCTCTAAATCCAGACTTTTTATACCATCTTTTATGGCAACTTTCTCACAAGCGCTATGCAAAATGACCGGTTTACCATGACAAGACCAATAATCTTTGTCTGTAAGAGAGTATTTTTTGTTAAACTCTAGCTGTTCTTTTGTGTACTCGAACTTAGCCATGATTATTTCTCCTCAACAAAAGGCGCAGCAATAACCATGTGAAGCTCTGTTCTTGAAGCAGCGTTTAAACTTACACAAAGATTTTCTGCCACATCTTTTTCTAGTCCTTTTCTGGATATAGATGTTACTCTATAATCTTGCCATTCACCTGTTCCATCTCTTTCTAAAATTAAATATTTTTCCATTGTAATTTCCTCGGTTGATTATATGGGCTAGGAAACCGGTAAAGGTTAATGAAGACCTATGACTCCCTAGCTTTATTAAAATAATAATGTAAATTTTGATTTATTTCAAGAAATGATTGCATAAAGTTTTAAATTATTATAAATTGATTATAATATATAATATATATATAAATAAATATAAGTGTGTAAGTAAGTAAATTAAGATATACACAGACATAAATATATATATAAGTATAAATATACTTTTATACAACAAGGGGGAACTTAATGGAAGTAAAAGAATTTAAAGCCTTTATGGAGATGATAGATCAAGCCTATCCAAAGCAACAAAAACTCAATAAAGTTCAAAAGGGTTTGTTCTGGATAACTTTACAAGACAAATCTTTAGATGAATCAGTACAGGCTTTGGCATCACATACTCATTCTGGCGAATGGAAACCACAGGTTTGCGATATTGTTAAACACTTACCCAACGAAACACTACCCATAATAGAAACTTTTTCTAATTTTTTTAATGGTGTAGAGGTAAAAGACAAGATTGCTTTGGAGGTGTTTAAACTCATGGGAGGAAACAGGCTTAGAAAAACAAGTCTTGAGAAAGACTATCTTGGTCTTGAGTTAAAATTTATCTCGCTTTATAAGCAAAAATCAACCCAAGAAAGAATGGTTGAGCTGCCTAGGGATCTTAAAAACAAACTTATAGGCTTAGAGGAGAGTTAGTATGCTTAAATTAGGAGATCAGGAACTAGAAAAAATGATTCATGAGATATCGGTTATGGGGCAGTCTTTGGGAGAAGCAGAGTCCTTGTATGAAAAACTTGTTTCAGAGGTTAAGTATAAGAAAGACTTAGCTTTTATAAAACTTAAAGACATAAAGATGACTTTGAGAGAGAAGGAAGCTGTTGCTAATACCCAAGAAGACATTATTGGATATATTGACAAGATTGCAGATGCTAAAAAAGAATACATAGCTTTGCGCCATAAAATAAAAGCTAGGGAAATCTGGTGTGATATGTTTAGAAGTATTAACAGTAAAACCAAAAGAGAAATGAAGTTTTATCAAGAATTAAGTTAAATTAGGAGCAAAAAATGGCAACACAATGTGAACTGATCTTAAAAGATCTAAAAAAAGGTAGGAAAATGAACCCTCTAATAGCCTTGTCTAAGTATAAGTGCTTTAGATTAGCGAGTAGAATTGCTGATCTAAAAGCAGAAGGACATTCTATTGAAACAAGAATGGTAACAAATGAAGATGGTAAGAAGAAATTTGCTGAATACTATTTGGAGAACAGAGATGAATAATATCCCAGACAATTTTAATAGAAAATTTGGGTTTAGGACAACGAGGGAAGAAAGATCAAGGTTTAGTTCCCTCTGGGTGGCTTTGGTATACGAATGTAAAACCTATGAACAAAGGCTTGATATGTTAAAAGCCGACCTTGAAGAACATTCTTTTAGAAACCAAAGATATAAAGACCTAGGAGTTGAAACAGATATGCAATTAGTAGCCATGAAGTTTTATAAAAGGTTTATTAAGACAATGGAAAAGAGAAGACTCAGAAGTCTAGCTGTGTTAGATGAATTTGGAAAGATTAAAAAGGAGTATTTCATTGGCGAAGAAACCAAACAAAGAAACTAGAATTGCTTATCAAAAGGCTATAGAACATGGTTGTTGTGTGTGTCGGAGAGAATATAATCTTTTTAGTCCGGCAACGATACATCATCTTACCGGAGGGGGAATGGGGTTAAAGTCGAAAGATTTTATCCCTCTTTGACTATGCCCTATGCACCATCAACAGGATCAGGGAATACATTTTTTAGGAAATAGGCAGTGGGAAAAAAAGTTTGGAACACAGAAGTTGATCCATGAATGGTATTTAGAAAGAATTAATAATAAAACTTAACAGAACGGAGATTAAATGGAAAAAATTAAACAAAAAAAATTTGTAAGAGCAAAAGATATTATTAGTCGCTTATCAATTGGTAAGTCTACTTTATATAGATATCTTAAAAATGGGGACTTCCCTAAACCTTATGCGAAAATTTCTAAGTGTTACACTGTATGGCTTGAAAGCGATATAGACCAGTACATAGAAGACCAGGCATTAACTAATACGGATCAGAATCCTTTTGAAGACAATGGAGGGGAAAATAATGGTTGAAATAGAGTCAAATGTTCCAGTTTCTGGGCGCAGCAAGTATGATAAATACATAAAAACAATGCTAGATATGAAAGATGGCGAGTCTTTTGTGGTTCATGATTATAAAATAGTAGATGCAGTACGAGGTTTTGGGTGGAGAAAGGGTTATAACATTACTTTTAGAACGATAGCAAAAGAAAAATACAGGATCTGGAAGTCTAGTACAAATAATAATCTTGAAGAAGATTTTAACAAGGAAATTAAACTTTCTCCATTTATAAAAGATTCTGCAAAAAAGCTATCAAATCAAGAGCTGCTTGTTCTTTTTTTACATTACCAAAGAGTAATTGATAACATAAATCTAACTACTTTTAGTGATTGTCTTTGGTTTTTCGCTATTAAAGAAGAAAAAAACAAAAGGGAACTAGAAATAACTGATGAAAGCTGAACTATTATCCAAGTTATTACCTAAATCGCTTGATATGTCTGGCATTGGATCAGGCAAATCTCACGATGCGATTACACCACAGGATATATCAGTTATATTATCTTATTCAAAACTAACCCAAAATCAAACTGACTTTCTTTTGATGAAATACTTAAACGACAACACGGCTTTGCAAAGACTGTTTAAACATTTTAACAATGAAACAGAAAAAATATTTAATAACATTGATATAAATTCTGAAACTTTAGAGAAAATAGTTAAGTGCGCTATGCTAGAAAATGTTATGGGTGCTTGTCCTTTTTGCCAAGGAGTTGGATATACTACCTTTGACAAGGTTATAGAGGACTGTAATCACTGTAACAAAGGAGTTTTTATATACGATGATAGAACTAAATGTTCGATTATGGATCTTCAGGAAACAGAGTATAGAAAGATTAGCAAAGGATATAAACAAATATCGCAAATGATTTATGATCTGGAACAGGATTCTCTGTCTAAAATAGGTGACACATGAAAAAGAATTACTATTGTTATAGAGCCACAGTAACTTTTAGTGGTGCTGTTGGTGCGGCTTCAGAGGAAGAAGCTAGAGATAAAGTAATTGCTGATAGCGAGAAGTTGCCAGAAGTAGTTTCGTTTAAACATAGCGAAGTAAAGATTCGCAAGTTAAAACGCAAACCAGATCATGGCCTTTTTAGAGATAATAAATATGAATGGTGATGAGTTATTAAAGATAGATGGTTTTGATGAAGCTGTAATAGGTGTGCAACAGTCTATTGAGCCAAAGCTAGTTTATGATATTGATAAAATGGCATTAATATTAGTAACAGAAGATGAGATGAATCTTGAAGATGCTTACGATCATATTTCTTATAATCTTCTTTCTACGGAACATGCAATTATTATAAAAATATGCTCGTGTAAAGATTTTGAGGACAATTAATGAAAATTATAGATTTATTTAGCGGCATAGGTGGTTTTAGTTTAGGACTAGAAGCTACCGGTGGATTTGAAACAGTACAATTTGTAGAAAATAATGAATGGTGTCAGAAGGTTTTGGCAAAAAACTTTCCTGGTGTACCAATTACAGGAGATATAAAAAATTATGAACGACAAGAACAAGCAGATGTCGTTGTTGGAGGATTCCCATGCCAACCTTTCTCCGTTGCAGGTAAAAGAAAAGGTACAGAAGATGATCGCCACCTCTGGCCAGAAATGTTACGAGTTATCAAAGCATCGAAACCGAGATTCGTTATTGGCGAAAATGTCCGAAACCTTACTTCAATCGAAAACGGCATGGTATTCGAGCAAGTGTGCGTTGATCTGGAAAACGAAGGTTACGAAGTCCAATCGTTTGTTATTCCAGCTTCAGCAGTCAATGCCCCGCACCAAAGATACAGAGTCTGGATTGTGGCCTACTCCGACAGTAAATTGTGTAGAGGGGGGAGAGCAATCGAGCCGAGTGGAGAAAACAAAGACAGGGAGTTATATTCTGCGCAAGAAGAACAAGCCAGAAAACACCTTCGGAGCAAAACTATCAGATGCAATTCTGTACGAGGAGAAACAGAAAATGTGGCCTACTCCTACGACACAGGAGATAGAACACCCAAACATGAAACTAAACGAGAAAGGAAGAAGATTGACAAAAGATGGGAAGGACTCTCACAGTCTGAATCTAGCAGACTCAGTAAAGATGTTTCCAACTCCGACAGCGAGGGATTACAAAGATACAGGGAAAGCAGTAGTGAACTCGACAAGGAAATTACTTCCACAAGTTATAGCAAAGAGCAACAAAGAAGCATGGATCACGAAAGGTTCAGCTTTGAACCCAGAGTGGGTAGAGTGGCTCATGGGATATCCAGAAGGGTGGACAGAATTAAAGGACTAGGTAATGCTATTGTGCCGCAGATAGCTTATCAGATAGGTTTAGCGATACTGGAAGCAGAAAAAGAAGAAAATTAGTGTTTGACTATTTCTTGTTTTTTCTTTTCAAGGTTGTTGTTTTCTTGTTCAATGTCTTCTTCCAAGTCGTTTAAACTATTTGTGCCTATAGTGTTTAAACTTGGGATAGCTTTTACCAATGAGTTTAGTTCTGAAACAAGTTCTTCATCTGATTTTTGATGAGTATTATCTACATTTAAGTTTATAGTCTGACTAGAAAATGATCCTAGTTCTAGGATAAGTTTTGCTGTGTTTAATCTAACAGAGTCCTGATCTGAAAGTAATAAGTCTTTTAAAACAGAAATAGCTGTGCCACTTGTGTTAGAAATTCTTTCTTCATTCTTTTTTCGTATCTCTGCGCTAAGTTTTTTTCTTAAATAAGCTCCCATTTGTGCAGGTTTCTTATCTTTGTTCCACCCTGCCGCTATTGCTGATTGTGTTGCGTTACCGGCAAACTTACCTTCCGTAAAGTATTCTATAAACTTAATTTCTTTTTCTAAATCTGCTTTCTTTGGCATTTTATTGTCCTAGTGGGTTGTCTGATCTGGCTTTCATCTCATTAACTTTAGCATTTAATACTGCTATCTCGGCTTTGTTAATAGCAATGTCTGCTACGATAGGTTTAATATCTACTGATTGTTGAGATTCTAATACATTAATTCTTT